GACCGCAACACTCTCAATCCTCAAAACTGAAACTGTATAACTCAACAGATACATGCCTAGGGGCCTCTCACAAAGGACTTGCCCTATCACTTGCAGTGTACACTCGATACGCGCTTTATCTCAAACGTGTTCTAATGCATTGCTCATGGCACCTCGCGGCGCATGCTATTAAACTGACTCGCGTCAGATGTTGTACAGAGACGATTTCTCGGGTTCCTCCCCAGAAACAGCTATCAGAAGGATCTCCAATAACCAGAGAGAGTGGGTCGGGGTATATTATACTCCTAATCGATGGAAGCAGACCAACGCTTCCAACGATTCATCGTGGCATCATAGTACTTCTCCTTGATATTAATTGGAGGATACAATAATCTAGCATCGGACCATTCTTCCGCAAGGTTCCGCGGAGTCCAGATGCGACCATCGGGACTAACACGACCGTCATATAGGCGGGCTTCGCTCCTAAATAGAAGCTCAACAGATACTACCTCTTGCGAGGCGGTTCCGTGGTTAGTCTCAACTTGTATTATATCTCTACATATTTCTTTTGGAGTATCAAAGATTTCCTTTTCCAATGCTACGGAACCTTCAGGGTCCCAATCTAGACGATACTTAAAGGACGGACGAATCTTGACTAGCGACTCATTATTCTCAAAATGAAAATCTTTGAGAAGATTAAAATCGAGCTTATCAAGAAAATCTAAAGAGATACCATCAACACTCCTAGCAGCTTTATCAAGACAACGGTCAAATTCGGCTCCCTCTGTCAGTTTTCGGTTCTTGGATAACTCCAAGTGACTAAAATCTGGAACAGTGTAACCCAAATAATCCCGTGTGCGATCATTGCGTAGGTGGTTAGGTAACTCATAAGCAGGCTTAGCGTCTCCGCATTCAGTCTGTGGTCTGTCTAACTTTAAGTAGGAAAGGATTTTGGATCTTTCCCAGTTCGGAACTTTATGCTCAACGACTGAGTCAGGCCAATATGGATAGTCGTCAATGACACCATCCGGGCCGCGTCCATCCCCATGTTGAACGAAAAGGCTGTTTTCAAAGCCTATACTTCGCTCCATCGGTACGAGTTTATCAAAGTTTGGAAAGATACTAACACCAGCAACCTTAAGGGCTACCAGCTTTTGTAGCTTGGTCGATTTATTACAATCCCCGTGGAGGCCTAAGCCTCCAAGGGTCGTCGGAAGGGTCCATGACCTTTTAGACTCCCGTAATCGATCCCCGCAATGGTAATGGAAACACTCCACCATTCTCTCAACAATCTCCTCACTCTTCCCTTCACAGGCCTTTCGAATCTTATCACACATAGCGAACAACTGAGCATCACGATCTAACTCGGACATATCCTCAAGTCGGGTGTCGGACTGAACCTTAGATATCCCGGCGATTAAACCAGGGTCAATATGATCCATATTCCGGATACCAGATACAACCCTATCACCTACCTCAACGAGGCGGGTAAGAGCAAATTCTGCATCCATCATTTCGTCCGTAACATCATCCCAACGAGGATCGCCTTCGAGCCAATCGGCCATACCAAGAGGTTTCTGGTAATCAACCCAATAACAGGTCGAATTAACCATCATCCAATCATCAGCTTTAAAGTTCTTTCCGATACTGGGTGTTAAACCTAGTTCAGTCATAACTTGCTTCCAGATGGAATACAATCTCTCGTCGGCCATGAAGACGATATCGTCCCCATTAATCTCAACGCAAAACTCAGTGAGCTCCGAAAACTTAACTTTATATCCCTTATAAATTTCAACACTTACCCAAAAACCGGCAAGGTTGGTGGCACATAAACTCGGAAAGCTTCCGGGGCTACCCATCACTTGAGCCCATCTTTGGATCATCTCAGAAAGGGACGTCCAGACAGGATAGTGGATTCGATGGCCACACATAGTGGACTTATATCTCAAAATCTCCTCCTCACTCATACCAATTCTCCTACCAACTGCCTCACAAAAATGTAAAGAACAACCGGGATTCATTCCATCAGTAGCAGCATCATAATCACCAGCAACCCAGAACCAATCCTTTTTCAGGACTCTACCGCGGAACCTTTCTTCAAAGAATTCTGCAGTGTGGGGTTTACCCATTAACTCAAGATAACGGACACGACGGAAAGCGCGATGTATAATCTTTTGGGCCATACGGCCCTCATGATATAACGGTGCACTTCCCGAGGTGATAATCCGAGCCTTGAGAGGTTCCAGGACGGTGTGGATCATAGCGTCGGTTTGAACAAAATCAGAACCAATACTATCCAAGTTAAGCTGTCTAAGATGCAATTCATATTCCGGCAAATCGTAAAGTAGGCAAGCTGGCACATAAATAGGAATCGGCTTCCAACCCTCTTCAAGATAACCCGCAAAAACGGGTGTTAAATCCCAAAAGAAGTCCGAAAACCAACCCTGAGTACCACACTTTGCTCTCGAATGGGAGAAAGATGAGTTTATCGAAGGGGGTCTATATCGAAGTGAAATTTTCTTATCCCTCGGCTTATGTTTAAAGGCTTCGTCTACAATTAGATCGATCTTTAAATTAGCAGCAAGAGTTGTCGCGTTCAACGCGCCGATAGGATGGCAAAGCTTAGACTCTACCTCCCAAGTATCCGCATCAACAACATCATAGAAGACTTCTGGAACGGTACCGCCAAAAGCGGCGCCCTCCATATTCTTCCTATGTTTCTCCAGAGATTTTAGCTCATCAACCCATGAAAGGCTTACAGTATTCCTCTTTGTTTGCATAATGCTATAGAAAAAAGGAACGAGTTTCCTCGATCCCGGTCTCATACACTTACGCATAAACTTATAGAAGGAACCACCCGAAAGATATCCGGGGACGAAAGGGAAAATATCCTCTTCCGTATGTATGGGTTTCTCATTCTGGTTGGTAGCTATACAAAAAAGCAGAGTTGTCTGTAACTTCCACAATTTTGCAAATCTTCCTTGGAGATAAATCAGGGTCCACTCAACGATAAAGCGACTAAAGAACATCGGTTCCATAACCTTACCGTATATAACAAAGATACAGTCGAAAATACCAAAGGTAATACCTCTTATATTATCAACACATCTATTTGCCCAGCGATCCATGAGTGTCGAAGCGAAATCAGCGTTCTTAGAGCGGGTCATTTCTTTCGATGTTTGAAGGTCATAAGGTTTCAAAAGAGGTCGGGTATGAAAATCCTTATTAATTTTCTCATACCTACAATTTGTCAAGGTGCACAAACTGCGAATAAATTCCTTCCTAGCCTGGATGCCTACTTCTAATGAAGCGGGCCCCTGCTCGGTCAGAACATCTTCCCTCTTAGGGGAGTCTGACTCAGATCCAGCAATGGTGCATCTACCATACACATTCTGCCGATCGATCAAAAGTTGTCGGAGCTGACGAAAAATTCCAGTCAGTTCTTTACGAGCTCGAGATCGAGAGTCATTTTGGATTCTAGTAACAGGTAAATTCTCATCTGTCACTTCACTACTATGATCAATAGTGGGTACCTCCTCTGCTGCGAGCGAACAGCTTGTGGAAAGAGGTGTAGGTTTAATGTTGTGATTACAGTCGAAAGTTGCCATATAGTTACTACAATTTC